CCATTTAATGCCGCTGTTCTCGCCGTTATGAGCGATTGCAGAATCGTCGGATCGTCTAACGATGCGTCATACCATGCTTTGATTAAGTCAGCCACTCCCATGCTTGGGGCGACATGTCAAAAATCATTCTTCCGTTTCTGTTTCTGGCGTTCCGATTAAGCCAAATATTGAAGCAAGCACGATTTGCATGTTTTCACAGTCAACGGCATGGTTGTCGTTGTGCCGTTTAGTCCATCGCGCCGTTTTGCCCTCTCCACGCCTAACCTCTGCGTCGATTTGCCGCAAGTATTCACTGCCAACATCATCGGGGATTTGCCAATCTACGCCGCGCTGATTGCGCAGTTGAAAAAGTATGTCCTTGTGTGACGTATTGGAAAAATACGCCACCATTGTTTTTTTGCCGTCACTGGCCGTGACTGATTGATACGGCGAATAAGATTTGAAAATGGTTTTACCTTGTCGGTTCCGATGTGGATATTGGTCGCGTTGGTCGCCGCGCAATGCAAGCCATCCGTATTGAGTGCAGCGTTTATAAACTTCATCTTTTTGATAACCGCAGTCAATTTGCGTCTTTCGGTTTTCTACCTTGTAGGTTTCTTGAATTACCTTGACTCGTTCCCATGTGTCAACCTTTGAGTAAAATAAAAGGCGCGAATTGCCACCAATGCCCCAAGCGCGGATCGCCACCCAAAAGTGATCTTGCTGGCGGTCGATCGTCATAAACCTATGCGATTCATCCTCCCATGATTCGCCGTTCGCATAATCTCGCACTGAGTAGCCGTGACCCGTTAGCTTTACCCGTTCGTCCTCTTGCTCATCGCTCCAAAATTCTGCTAGTCGTTTTTGAATAAATTGTTGCAGTAGTTTAAGATTGCCCCGCGCCACTTCATCCATCGCATTACATCGCTCGATGACTAGCCGCCACAATGGTAGTCTCCAGTTGCAAAGCGCGTTGTAGTGGTATCCGTAACTGTCAGGCATGCCCTCTTTAATTTGCACGTAACGCGCTGAGATTGCCAACTCTCGCCGTGGTTGCGGTTTGTCTTGCAATCGGTAATCGCAATCGACGTTCGCGCACTTTATTTGTGCGGATTGTGCCATTTTTACGCGGTCTGTGATCGTAGTGTCATAAATAACGTTCTCCCATTTCCACGCTTGCTCATGTTGGCATGACGGGCACGTAAAGCAAAACTCGCGCATCGCGGTGTTTTCGCATTTCTTGTGCCACTCGGTATTCACAAAGCCACCTTGAGCCAAAAGATAAAACTGCCGATTCCATCTGTCATGTAGCCGCCCCTCCGCTTCTCGAATCATTCCGTCTGGATAAATCCACGGCTCATCACATAGCACTCGACGCATCGACTTTGCCTGGAGTCCAGACAAGTTTGCGCCTGTCATAAATAAAGCCATGTGAGGGAAAATGATAGCGTCTTTCCTCTTCTTGTGCCGATGTTTTCCCGTTGGTAGCAATCCCGCTGTTTCCTTGGTGTTAATCAACGAAAAATCTAGCCTAGTTTCAACCCAGTCCTTGATGTCGCTATCGGTTTGACCTACTAGCATTGTCGCCCCTGCGTCCTCGCTGATGATGTAGCACATCGCGGCTTCTAGCATGGTGGTTTTTCCAGTTCCAACCGGTGCAAGTAAGCAAACCTCTTTCGCGCCGATGTCGGCAAATGCGTTTAGTGGTTCGACTAGCCAAGGTGATGCGTCCGCCTCGAAATATGGCGAGAGTCCTTCATAAAGTGCCACCCTGCCATGCGCCCACGCGCTAGGCTTTAGCCGTGCCGGAGGTCTGCACGATTGGCGAAATGCCGCAAAGAGTTGTGCGGTTTTACTCATCATCCCCCCACACTTCTGCGGCGTTGCTGCTTAGTTCGGTGAGTAATTTGTCTGCAGCTTCTCCGATGCGCTTTGCCATTTCTGCGGGGGTTCGACCCTCTAATACTGGCGGGAGATCCGCTTGCAGTCGCATGATGCCAGCCCTCATTACGGCACCTAATTTGTAAAAAGCGTTTTGCACATCGATCATGTCGATGCAAGTGTCTTCGAGCTTTTTCAACTCAATTTTCTTGCACTCGATTTCCACCGTAAGTTTTTGGCAAAGTAGTGATTCACGGTCAAGCCTTGGCTTACCATCAAAAAAACCAGCATCAGGATTTGATGCAAAGAACTCTCGCCACTTTGCAAGGTTTTCCATGCCTTGCTCTTTTTCAGGCAAGCCAATCTTTTTTTCACGTCGCCACTGAGCGATTGACTTGCGAGTGATGTTGAAAATATCAACAATCTTTTTCTGTGTAACAAGTTCGCTTGGCTTTACACTAGATCCGTCAATTAACTTCCGCTCCGCCGATGTAAGCACCTTCCCCGCCTTCACCTTTTTTAGGATGTTGGCGAGGTTCGCTTGGTTGATCTTATCAACTGTGGCAGAGTCTATCTTCATAACCTATTGGAGCGCGGAGGTCAGACTTGCACTGCCCTCTCCCTGCTGGATGCAAGGCGCATCGACTGCGATGCTTTCCGCGCGTTTTGGTTTGCCGAGATACATTCCCGCGCCGCGACGCTCAATTTCAGTAAACGGTAAAATCGGGACTGTCAAGCGTGATTTTGCTTCTGGGTTGAGAAAGTAGATATAGCGGAACATAAATCCATCCATACGTTGCCATTTAGATATTTCTGCTGCGTGTCCTTTGTGGTATGCTGCCATGGTAGCCATAATCTCGCCTGTCACTGGATGTATTACCATTTCGGTATTTTTTTTGATGCCAGTCAAAGCAAATCCGCTTGCCCTGTAAATTGTGCCGTCTCCGCATTGCGTGCCATCAGCAAAAGAAATAACCCATTCAATATGAGGATATGATTTTCGGATCAAACGCATTGCGACTGAGATTGCTCGGCTTTCACTGTTTCGTGGCAGCCAATCAGCGAATGCCATGCGATTTAGCTCTATAAATCCATTCCATTTTGTATCATGCACTAATGGCTGTATTAAATCTTTACGCATTGACGGCCCGAACTGCATTGCTCCTCCGCATTTACCGTCAAGAAAAACACCGAAATGCAACTGTGAATTAGGAACCACCTTGCCTGAGTAGTGACAAGATTTCACAATGCGATTCGCATCCTTTGCGCTGATCGGCTTTACAATGATGTCTTTGGCTTTCATGGTTTGGCGGGGATGTCTGGGAGTGACCCAGAAACCTTGTTAGGTTGATGCCTCGTGCAAACATCCCCATTGGGAAACCATTGTTGGCCTTGGCGAAAAATAGCAGGATTTTTAGGAAATGGAAGTGTTTTTTTTGCAAGTCTGCGACGAATGCCTCTATGAGTGAGATACATGTATAGATGCCGTCTTGCGTTCACAATTTTTCCTTTACCGAATAAATGCTCTCCGATTGCTTGCTGTCCTTTTTTGATTAACTCGCTAGGCACTCTCCCGAATCGCATTGCAGATACTAAATTCTTGTATTCACCCTTTTCTGTTTCATAAAAATCATTGCACGGCTCGCATCCAAAATACATCCACCCAGATGCTTGAAATATAAAACCAACATCATCCTTGCATCCACCACTATGCGTCAAGACTAGCCAAACGCCTGCGCTTTTGAAATAGCGCATCACTCTGGCCATCATCCATGATTCGGTATTGTGGCCCATCGCGTCGCTAATCCACGTTCTTTGCAATTCGATGTATTGGTGCTTTACAATTTTATTGCACCATCTTTTAACTTTGCGTTCTGTGGTTGGAGCGTAGCCGGCGACCATACAGCCAACGCATGACCCTTTGTAAAATAAGCCAAATGCAACCTTGGCTCCTTGTGGCCATGTTTTCATATAGTGCTTGCTGGTAGTAATGCGCTTTGCATCCAAAAGTGATATTGGCGCAACTCGGCATTCTTTTAGTTGTTCGTTTTTTTTCGCGTTCATTGAATTTTGTGTGGAAGTTCTACAGCAATCTGATTATTTCCTGCGCATGGAAAAAAAGATTGATGTCCTACGAGATTTAATTGCAAATGACAAACGGCATGACGCGATAAAATTTGCAGCAAAGTTTCCACGACTAGACGATGCCAGAGATGCCATTTTAAGAGCGAAAGATGCGATTGGCAATCCTTCATTTTATCGGCAAATTGGACGCGACCCAGAATCTTTGATCGCAATAGGATGGGATGCTGTGTGCAAAAAATACTCATCGGTTAAATGATTGGCAGATAAACGCCAGGGCGTTGCCGTTGCTGTTTTCGTTCACGGCTGACTCGCCATGCCCCATGCTTTTGGCACGATCCATAGCTGCCTTGATTTCCTCGGCTTGCTCGTCATGGACGGTGAATGTCATTTGCTGAAAGGGTTGCTTGTCGTCGCTGGATAGCTCTGGCATTCCCGCTTCTTCCACGTCGAAGGCTCCGACTTCATCCTCCGTAAATCCAAGCAATCCAAGATCGAAGTCCAATTCCCGCAGGTCTGCCAGTTCCAGCCCAAGCATCTCCTCATCCCAGCCGCTGTTCAGCGCCAGCTTGTTATCGGCGATGATGTATGCCTTGCGCTGCGTATCTGTCAGGTGATCCAATCGAATGCAAGGAACATCTTCAAGTCCAAGCTTCTGCGCTGCCATGATGCGACCGTGACCGGCAATGATTCCGTTCTCGGCATCGATCAGAACTGGATTTGTAAATCCGAACTCGCGGATTGATCCCGCAATCTGCGCCACCTGTGCTTCGCTGTGCGTCCTGCTGTTGCGTGCGTAAGGTATTAGCATGTTTGTCTTGATTTGCTCGATTTTTGGTTTGTTCTTCATAGTATAGTGTAACTTTGATTTAAAAAAGTTGTCATAAAGACAGATCGCGATGAGACCGACACCCCGCAGCCCTTATGTATCAAAAGATTCCTTACCGCGGGTCTGTTAGTATGCATATTTTGCTGTTTCCTTTCATTTTGTGATCACATTGTAAAGCTCAACAATCGGCTTTAATTGTGCCGCGACAGCTTCTTTCTCGCTATCCTGCCATTGATTGACTGGCATTGTTTTTGTAAATTGTCTGAAATGTCCTACTAGTTTACCAGTCCATGCAATCCAAGGTGTTGTTATGCTTGATAGCTTTGTATGTGTGTCTTCTGTTGTTTTTTCATCAATCATTCCAAGCAGGGCAAAGAATCGATGGTCTATAGCATTCTCAGGTCGTTTGCGATAAGTCGCTGCTATGCTAAGGTATGCCGCGATTTGCTTCTGATCAATGTTAGGACAGTTGTCTCTCAGCCATGCCATGCGCTGACCCCTACTAATCTCCCCGATGTGACCGCCAATCTCAACGCTTGCCATCATAGCTGCGTTTACTTGCTCAGATGCACCCTTGACGCTATCTAAAACCGTTTGATGCAATTCGTTTATTCGTTGTGCCGTTGCGCTTTGTAGTTCTTTATTCATTTCACTTTTATTCGTTGTTTGTGCCGTTCGATCAATCCGATTCTTGCCGCTCTCGATGAATCTTGAGCATCCTCTGATTTCATGTAATTGCTAGGGGGTAAATTGTTTTGAATGCAAAACTCAGTTGCGGCGTTGCTAATCGACGCTCGCGATACTTTTAATATCACGGCAATTTCAGACATACTCTTGCCCATGCATGAAGGATGATTAACGGCAAACATTACACCCCATGCCTTAACCTTTGACTCTCCGCTCGCTGTAATAGCCGCATATAACACGCGCAACATGGCCTGTGCGCATTCCCTATAAACGTTCGGTTGCTCCTCTGCGATGTCGTGAAGCTCGCTATTCATGCGCCTAGATTGTCACTATTTGCTAAATTGTCAAGATAATAATTTAAGCCGATAATCTGTAGTCAAAGGTAAAAAAAGAAATCGCTTGTATCTTCTTCTTAATTTTACCTACTCACCTGCGAAAAAGTCAAGACAAAAGCAATTTATGCGTAGTAAACGCCACTAGGCAAGTTCAAGGCTTGCTGTGGCTTAGTTGTTAGTTTTTCTTTAGTCTGCGCACTTCCTCTTGCACTAGCTCAATAAATTCGCGGTTTCTTGCTCTAAAGTAACTCACTCCCTCTTGTCCTGATTTCATTTTCCCCATTGTTTTACCTTTCATGAACGCCATCAAACAATTAAAAATGCACTCAAGCGTTGTCTTCCTGCTTGGATTGCTCGATTGCAAGGCGTTTCCATTTATCACCCAATTTCTCATGACAAAAGCGGGGT